TCCCAGTTAATTTCATTACCAGTAGCAACCTTCAGCCCATCCTCATAACCTTTTTCATATGCTTCTGTTAAAGCAAACTTAATTGTCTTGTGCATAACTCCTACTTAGTAAATTGTGTCTTGACACTTGCAGTGCCACCACACCACACGTTGTATTGTATTGCTATATTGATGGCTCTCTTTGCAGCACTTGCTGCTTTGGCGTGAGTCTTTGTTTCATTCTCTAGTGCAACCAATGCACCAAGTGATAAAGAACCACCTGAACCTATACCGTATAAACCTCTATCATCTCGCATATAACCGTAGTCATCACTAACCTGATAGATGTTCCCATTAAAACAAACTAAAGCATCCCAACCTGAATCATCATCAGCTTTACCTTTAGGAGCAGGGTCATACCCTGCATCAGTTAGAGTTTGTTTAATAGATGGTAGAACTCTGATCATCATAAAGCGATCAGGATCTTGAGTCTTAATTACCTTAGGCGGTTGCCATAAGTTATTTAATATATCTCCAGCGAGTGCATCACCTGCAACTGCAATTAAGTATTCGCCAACCTTTACAATTTTATCGTAGCCCTTAGCAACGTAAGGTCTATCTGTATAGGTGGTCATAGAGTCTGCAGCAAGAATTGCCCAACCCTTACCCTGAATACCTACTATTGCCGTCACAATTGCCTCTCTTTTATCTTGGTTTAATTGTAGCACCGCCCGTAAAAAATACTGGGATGTAAATGCGACACGCCGTGAGTGCGATCCTTTCGGATTACTAGAGGAGAAATCATTACAATATGAGCCGAAGGCGAATTATGGTAACGGAGGCGGCGCTGAAAGCGCCGAGGCGACTGACCACAGGAAGGAGCCGTCCTGAGCAAAATGTTCCGTCTACCGACCCTGCGAAAAAATAAAGAAAACTTACCACCAAAATTTGGTACGGATCTTAGGTCCTTAGGACCACTACACGCTTGTCCTTGTGGCTCTAAAGTATTCTCTATCTTAGCTACCTTTGATAATTATGAGATCTCCTGGTATATGTTAGATGCAACCTGTGCTAACTGTGGCAACTTAGTAGTAGTACCTTGTCCAGTAGATGACCCCAGTCGGGATCGTTAAGACAACAAAAATAAGGGCCACCCTTTTACAGGTGGCCCCTTGTATTGCCTCGCAGTGAACTAAATTACTTTGCTCCTACTCCAAAATCTTTTTCAGCTTTGTCTGCCCACTTAGCAAGTGGACCGGCAACTGAACCGATTAGGATTGCATACTCTGGTGCAAGGTCTGCAGCAAGTGCTAGACCTAGTGTAACTGCTGATGCTAATACAGCCCGAAGATAAGACTTAACTGCAGCCTTAGTCTTCTTGCTCTTTAATCTTGCGATTAATTTATCCATATCCATCCTTACGGGCGAACTACACCCATTACTAGAGAGTATGGTCGTTTCCTAAGATACACACCATCTCCGTTTGATTGACTGCCAGTCTTTCCACTACTTGTATTACCTTCAATTACTTGAAGATACTTCAACTTAGTGTTATTCCACTTGACAATTCCAACGTGGTCAGGCTCTACATCATCATCAAACTGGAAGAAAACAATATCTCCAGCTTGCGCTTGACCTATTGGAATCATCTTGTTCTTATTGATAAACCACTTTAGTCCAGCATCACAGGAGGCAAAGCCCTTCTCTCCCTGTGCTGTAATCTTTCTACCTAATTCTGCTTTATTAAATACCCAAGATACAAACATTGCACACCAAGGTTGGTTGTTTAATCCATACCACTTGCCATACTTGTTATCGTTATTGCCAGTCTCTTTGTAGCCTATCTCAGCTTTAGCAATCTCTAATACGCTCACTTGGTTAACGCTTCCTTTACTAACTCTGTTAAGAACTGAACCTTCTCCTCTAGCCGGTTGACCTGATCCTTAAGACTTGAGCCACCATTGGGTTTAAGCTCTGATAAGAAATGTTTTACGAGGTGCCTTACACCCATTGCAAGGGATCCTATAAGGGTTGTAATGGCAACCGCTAGGGCAGCCCAGTCATTAACTGTCATAGTGTTATACCGATCTAATAGTTACGACTAACATTCCACCGTAACCGGAGAACCTTCTGTCGCTTGGGGTTTTGTTTATGAAATCCATCTCTTCTATCAATCCAATATATGACTCACCAGTTCTAAAGTCTTCTACTCTGATGGTGTCACCAGCATTTTCTACAGACTCTAGTTGGCTCATACGGTCATATGCTGAACCTTCATATCCTACTTCTACGCCCATATTATCGCTCTCGTGGTCATAGCAGAATAGAGGGTATTGGATTAATCTTTGACGTGGTACTGCTGGCAAGGACTTCAACTGATATCCAGTAAATAGTGGTCCTGCTGTTACATCATTAGTTGATCTAGTAAGAACAAACTTAAAGCCTAGATACTCCTGTGCTCCTACTGGATATGGAACACCAATCTCTTGCACTGATGCACCCTGTGTAAATGAAGCAATAGAGTATTCATTATCATTATAAGCAACTGAGTAAATATCTAATCCACCGTATGTATTATCAACTCTTGGTGTAAGTAATTTAAAGATCTTACCTTCTAAGGTATTGTAACGAACAAAGCCAGTTCTGATATAGCCAGACTCTACTAGTCTAGTAGCAGATTCAATATAAACAGAACCATTTGTACCAGTAGCATTGGTTGTAAAAGCTATACGATCTGTACCATCAATAAAGGCACAAGCAGTTGTGCTTCTAGTGGTATCACCTGATGCGTTGTAAGTATCATAGGCATAAGGAAAAACTAATGGAGATACTTGAGTTCCAAGATCAAGACGAATGGTTCCTGGCTCACCTGCAACACCAGTTGCAGCCCAAGCAAATCTATCTCTAAAACAGAAGTCATAAACAGGTTGATCATTTTCCCAAATTAAAGGACCATAGGCTAAAGATCCATCATCAGATACTACAGCAGCCCTTATACCTTTAGTTGTACCAATAAGCATAAAGCCTAAATAGTAGGCAATCTTGTAGACAAGTTCACCGCTAGGCATTTCAGCAGCAGTAATAGCACTAGTTAAGGTAGGCATAGTTCCATTAGATGCCAAGGTAAACTTTTGAATATTAGATTGAGTACCAGAAAAACCAGTTACATAAATAGCCACACCGCTTGAGGTAATACTGGTATAGGTAAAGTCATCTACTGGGTGGGTATAGACAGCAGTAGGTAGAGAAGTTGCAGTTGTAGAAATCTCATAAACTTTATTATTAATAGCTGCAACAATACGCTCTTTGGTAAACTCCATTACCGCATTAGTAACTTCAATACCTGTTGTCTGGAACATCTGAGTTGCTGCTACTGATGAGTAATCAGTGAGCAACTTCTTGTACATAGTTAACTTATTTGCGCCACCAGATGTAACGTTAGTTATCCAGTAAACATAAACACCATCATCACACATTGCATATACTGGGAAATCGGTACCAGAGTTATAGTCAACAAAGTGCTGTACATTACTAGTAATAGTACCTGTAGATGGAGTTGAAGTTACGTTAGTAGCAGTCTTAGCATAGGTTAAAGTAGTTGTAGTAGGTACTGAAGCGATAGTGTAAGTACCATTAAAGGTAGCATCTACGCCAGTAACTACAATCTCCATACCCACCGCTAGGCCGTGAGCAGAGCTAGTGGTTAATGTGGCTACGTTAGATGTTAAAGCCTTATTACTTACTGTTGCTGTAATGGTTGGATAGATCTTATCAATATCATATCCATCAAGCATTAAACAGCCATTAAAAGTATTGTAGGTAGTAGAACCTGTATTGGTTAATTGTTTCCATTGAATAGAACGTAAGAATTGTTGAGGTCTTAGATTAGTATTTATTGTGGCAGTAGTATGGTGAGTAGCATCAGTATCTAGTATTAGAGTTGCTTGTCCCTTAGTCCAAACATCTACACCTTTAGATTCGGTGTACTGGAAACGAAGTGACTCATCCTGTGCTGGTTCAAAGTATTTAATACCTTGCCCTAGATGAAATGATGATTGCGATCTGAACCACCAACCAGTAAGGGATTGTTCTCCAGCCTCACGGGTCTGGTCATACTGTTGCTTACGGTACTGAGCAGTTACTCTACGATATGGTGAATCATCGGATGCTGCAATAAAGAATGGCAGACCGGCAATAGCCATATCGTAGTTAACACCAGTAGCTGAGTAGTTAGTAGCACCAGATGGATTGGAAAGTACGTAGGGTATGCCTTCGGTGATATCATCGCCATAAGCCATTATTTAGACCTCCCGTGTATATATCCAATTGTTAAACCGCAAATAAATCCTAGATAGGCTAGGAGTATTTCCATTGTTCTCCTTATAGAAGATTTACTAATGACCTAGTTCTGCCACTAGCAAGTTGAGTATAGACCTGAGTTGTAGCCACAGATGAGTGTCTCATCAAGTCTCTTACCGCCAAGAGATCTCCATTAGATTTCTCTAACATATTAGTAGCAAAGTAGTGTCTGCAAGCGTGAAAGGTTTTCTTTGGAATACCTAACCGCTTCATCTCAGTAGAACATAACTTGGTCAAGGTATTTGGAGATACCGACCAGATCTTCCCTGAGGTCTCGTGCTTTAAGATTGTCTGAGCAACGATAGGTGCTACCGGCACAGATAGGTCTGTTCCGCCTTTACCTGCCACTCTGAGGATGTATCCATCATCGTTCTTCTCTAGGTCTACCCCACGAAGGTTTGCCACCTCCATAGCCCGTAGGCCCGCTTTACAGCCTATTACAAACCAGTCCCTCATAGGCATATCAGCCTTAGTCATAACCAGTTCAGCTTCTCCTGGCGTTAATGGGTGAGGTAATCCTCTACCCTTACGCACAGCAGGCAAGTCTAGGTCTGCTTGATTATCTATTAGACCCATCTTGCGTAATGCTTTAAAGATACTGCGTACTCTCGCAGCATAGGTTCCCTTAGTAGATGCAGCCTTTACGCTCATTACTAGGCGTTGCAGATCTTCAGTTGTAGCTACCTGTGGATGAACTCCCAAGCGTAGTAACAG